AGAGAAATGAGATATACCGTTGTCCCAGATCCAATTGATGCAAATCCTGGCGATGATTTTGGATTTAGTGAAACATTCGATTACTTTGATGATGCACGTACATACAGTGCGCCACAACAACAAGATTTTTGAGATGTATAAATTATGCCCAAAAACTTTGATCCTATCGATAAAGCACTCAACATAGAAACTAGTACTAGTATAATTGAATCTGAAGAAACTTCAGTTGAAGTTGAAGTGGAAAAAATTGAGGAAATAATTCCAAAAAATACTAACACTGAAGATGTTAAAAAAGATTATGAATATACTAGAGCAAATTTGTATTCATTAATTGAAAAGGGGCAAGAAGCAATAAATGGAATACTGGAACTTGCTGGAGAAGGAGAAAGTCCTAGAGCGTATGAAGTTGCTGGGCAACTTATCAAAAGTGTTGGAGACGTAACAGATAAATTGATGGATCTCCAAAAGAAACTCAAGGATGTTGAGGAAGAAACTTCAAAAACAACCAATAATGTAACTAATAATGCTTTATTTGTTGGTTCTACTGCAGAACTTTCTAAACTACTCAAGCAAGGTTTTCTAAATAATAAAGAGTAAACTTTTTCGTTGTGCATAAACTCAAAACTCATAAGACAGTTGAACAAATAGCGAAGAAGCATCGTTTGGATGTTTCTTTTATAAAGAAGCAACTTGAAATGGGTGAGCCCATTGAGCATGAGCACACAAAAGATCATGAATTAGCAAGAGATATTGCTCTTCAGCATCTTGATGAGATTCCAGATTATTATACTCGTTTGAAAAAGATGGAATCTAAAGCGAAAAAAGAACATCAAAAATTTACTGATGTAAAAGAAGATTTGAGAAATTGGTTTTCCAAGGAACATCCAGAAGGAAATTGGAAAAGGTACAACACTAAAGGTGAAGCAATAGGTCCTTGTGCCCGCAAACCAGGTGAACCAAAACCAAAGTGCTTATCTAATGAAAAGGCAGCACAAATGACTAAACCTCAAAGGGCTGCTGCAGTTAGAAGAAAAAGAAAATCTGATCCAGTAGCAAATCGTAAAGGCAAAGGAGGAAAACCAATTATGGTTTCTAATAAAATTGGAGAGGAAGCGGGAATGATTAGATATTGCCCCAAATGCAAAAAAGATGAGACTAGAGAAGAGTGTAGATATGGTGCGAAATACTGGGATATGTTTTCCTTACCATCAAAATTATCTTCTATAGCAATGTCTATGCCTCATTATCACGCAAATAGTCCTCATCCAGCAAACGAGTCTAAAGAACCTGATCACGAACATTCAATGATTCGTTCGGAGCTTTCTACGATTGATAAAGCCATTGCAAGAATTCGTAAAAAGGTAAAGGGTGAAGGTGGTGTTGAGGCTTGGGTTCAATCTAAAATTACAAAAGCAGCAGACTACATTGATACTGCAGCAGATTATTTGGATAGTGGTGAACATAATGTTGGTGAGGGGTATATTGCGGAAAAGAATGTTCCGACTAATCCATCTCTCTGGTCTCGGATGAAATCAAGAGCAAAAGCAAAATTTGATGTTTATCCCAGTGCTTATGCTAATGGGTGGGCTGCAAAGGAGTATAAAAAATCGGGTGGTGGATGGAAAACTGTAAGTGAAGATGTTACTCTTCAAGATGCTCAAGGTAATGATTTTATATCCGTAATCGATGTTATTGGACCAGAGCAGATTTACTCTGATTGGAAAAAAGAAATGGGTCTAATTGGTGAAGCACTTGATAAATCTAAAATGAAGTGTAATGCACCAAAAGCACAAGCACACGGTTCAGGAGAAACTGGTAAATCCCACGTTGTAAAGGCTTGTGAGGGTGGTAAAGAAAAAATCATTCGTTTTGGACAACTGGGAGTTAAGGGATCTCCAAAAAAAGAAGGTGAATCCGAAGCATATGCAAATCGCCGTAAAAGATTTCAAACAAGACACGCCAAGAACATTGCGAAAGGTAAAATGTCCGCTGCCTACTGGGCAAATAAAGTCAAGTGGTGAAACCAATGAAAAGTTTTAGACAGTTTATTTCGGAAAGTATCACTATCAATGGTGATTTCAATGGAACCTTAAATGTAGGTTCTTCACAACCAGAAACATCCAATGAATCATTCATTGCTGATGTTGTTTGGGAAGGTAAATTATATCGTATGGAAATTGAAGGAACCGTAATGGATAAAAATAAACTTGCTGAAGAACTTCAGAGTCAGTACCCTGGAGCAATTGTTCACAACGTTTATCCTTTAGAAAATAGTAACTTAACTATTAAGAATTCGCAAAGATATAGACCCGAAAGATTCTCTTGGTCTGATTGAATAGGAGTAGTACAAAATGGCTCAGTGGAATAAAAACGAACAAGATTATCTAAACCAGGAGAGAACCCTCTTCGAAGTTTATATGAGGGCTAATAAGTATGGAGAGATTTACGAAGATCTTGGTCAGGGATTTTCTGCAGATGCTTTTGGGAGATTAAGAACATCTCAACCATATACTCTTGGAGATTATAAGCATCTCTATTCAATTGATCCCGACTTTATAGATGTGAAGGTGGGTACTGGAGCATCTGTAACCTTTGACGGCAATCAAGCAGCAGCAATTTTAAGTTCTGGTATTAGTACGAATGGGTACTGTATTCATCAGACAAAGAGATATCATCATTATATGCCTGGTAAATCCCAGGTAATTTATTCAACATTTAACTTTGGTGTAGCACAGCAAAATGTTTACAAAAGAACTGGATATTTTGATGATAGAGATGGAATTTTCTTTGAGCAAGCACCAGACGGAACTTTGAGTTTTGTAATTAGATCTTATGTATCTGGCATTGCATCAGATAGGAGAGTTACTCAATCCGAATGGAATAAAGATAAACTTGATGGAACTGGTCCTTCAGGATTTAATTTGGACATCACAAAAACTCAACTGTTTATGACCGACTTTGAGTGGTTGGGCGTTGGTAGAGTTCGTTGTGGATTTGCTATCAATGGTTATAATATTCTTGCTCACGAATTTTATAATGCAAATCATATTCCAACTGTCTATATGTCCAATCCAAATCTCCCAGTAAGATGTGAGGTTAGAAATACTGGAGCACAAGTAGGTGCTGGTGGTTCATTCATTCAAATTTGCTCTACTGTGATAAGTGAAGGTGGATACACTGAAGCGGGTAGAGAATATTCACACACAACAAACTTAAGAACTGTGGGTATAGGCACCACAGTTCCTATTATGGCAATTAGACTTAAAAATTCATTTAAGGGATATCCAAACAGAGCAACAGTAAAATTAGAGGATGTTTCTGTATTTACAAATGGTGCTAATGTAAAATATGAAGTTGTAAAATTAAGAAGTTCTGCTGCTCTTGTTGGATTAGGAACTTGGGTTTCTGAAAATGACGAATCTGTTGTTGAATATAACCAAAGTTTAACTGGAATTAGTACAGCATATTTTGAAGATTTTATGGGTGGTTATGCTGCAGGAGAAAGTCAAAATCAACAGAAACCATCAGCAACCACTGCTGATGCTCAATCGGGACCAACATCAAAAAAGAATTACCTCTCTCAAAATTTTGATTCTACGGATTCGGAAATTTTTTCAGTTCGCGTAACTAATATAGGTGACGCCAGCACTAACGTTGGAGTTTCTATGAGATGGAGGGAAATTTATTAATATGCTAATTGACGATATTCAACTAAAGCAAAGTGATGCCTATCTCTCTAATCCAAACCTAAAGAGGGCAAACACATCTATACAATGGTCCCAAGAGCAAATTATTGAGTTTTTGAAGTGTAAAGATGATCCAGTATATTTTGCACGGAACTACATCAAAATCGTATCCTTGGATCACGGTTTGGTTCCTTTTGAAATGTATCCTTTTCAGGAAAAACTTATTACGAGATTTCATCAAAACAGATTCAATATCTGTAAGATGCCTCGTCAGACAGGTAAATCAACTACTTGTGTATCTTATCTTCTACACTATGCAGTTTTCAATGATAATGTAAATATTGCGATTCTTGCTAACAAAGCATCCACTGCTAGGGATTTGTTACAGCGTTTACAACTTGCTTATGAAAATCTACCAAAG